ACAAAAACTGGCCCGTAGGTGTAGAAACAGTTAAGGTAGTGTATACCGCAGGATATAGTGCAGTACCTGCTGATCTTAAGTTAGCAGTACTTGATTTAATTACTTATTATTTAAAAGACGAGCACAAGTCTCGTCAGAGTATCGCAGGAGCTAGCATACAGAATCAGACTAGTTCTAGCCAGCGAGATAATGTCTCTTTTCCAGACCACATTAAGCGGGTCTTAGACCTGTACAAAAACTTTTAATGTCTGCGAAAAAACTTGCAGAGAAAGTTCTTGCTGATATAAAAAAAGCAGGTGACCGAACAGCCTTAGTACAGCAAGACGGGCAAATATTATTTGTAAGCCCTGATAGGTTTAAAGAGACTTTAACAGATATATTCAGTGAAGACCTCGACGATAAAAGTTTAAATAAAATATGGGCAGAGTGGGACAAGTACTTAAAAACGCAAGTAGCTAACGTAACAAGTAAAGCTAGGCTACGCGAATTACAAACTGCTATGCGTACTTTAAAACCTAAGGGCGATGAAGTAGGCTATATAATTGCGAAGTATGAGACAATTAAAAGAGCGAAGGGGGGTAATGGAAAACTCGGAAGTATTATTAAAGACTCCAGCTTTATTAAGGAGGGAGACACTCGGTTAGATTTAGTTGGCGGTGAGGGCAAGTTTTTTGGATCGCAGCTAGGTCATGAGGAAGATAGTCGAGGAGCAGCAGCTAGTACTAGCAAGGTACTCAAAGCCCAGAATTTCTTATCAAGAACTAGCTCTAAGGGTGACCAAACAAGAGTAAGAGAATTAATTGATACGTACATAAACACATTGGAAGTAAAGATTACGCATGAGCAAATGTACACTAAAAATGGGGGCTTAAAAAAGAAGTATATACCCATACTAACATGGCAAAAGGCAATAGATAATCAAACACAAAAAGACGCTGAGGACGCCGCTTTGAAGTCTTTACAAGATGGAATAGCCCACGAAATTGAGAATAATTTAAAAGGGTCTACCCCCTTGGTCGATTTAGTCGGTCAAGTATTGCTTTCTAACCTAGCTCCTAAAAGTAAGAAGGCTAAAACTAAAGGTAAAAAGAAAGCGGTCTTTAATGAAAAAAATACGAAGACAGCAAAAGAGAAAACAAAGAAAAAGAGTAAGATAAAAGTAGCCAGAGATAACGGGTTACCTATTTCTCTCGGAGCTTTAGTCCGTAAAAAGAAGGGGGCCAGAGCTGTAAGCCCCTTCTCTTATATGGCAATGATTAACAAAAAGCTGCCTCAGACTGTACGAAAGAATATGTCTCCCCCAGGGTTTCAGAACCAAAGCGGAAGATTTGCAAACAGTGTTAAAATACAAGATGTAAACATAACAAAGCAGGGACACCCGAGTTTTGGCTATACTTACGCAAAAAACCCCTACCAAGTATTTGAAGTAGGAGAAGGCGCTGCTCCTTGGGCTACCCCCCAAAGAGACCCAAGAAAACTAATTGACAAGTCGATTCGTCAAGTAGCAGCAGAATTGGCAATAGGTAGATTCTATACTAGGAGACTGTAGTGGCAAATGAAAGAGCATATACTTCTCGTAGATCAGGAATAACTACAGCACTTGCAAATATTATAGCTAAGATAGACGGTAGAGGGTTGTACTACCAAGCAGTTGCTGAAACTAGTGCAAGGCTGAAGTTTTGGGACGAAGTAGAAGAATTTCCGGCAGTTCATTTGAATGCAGGGTCAGAAACTAGACAGTACCAGACAGCAGGATATAAGGACAGGTTTTTAAATGTAACAGTACGTTGCTATGTAAACCAAGAGGACTCAGTAGGCGCATTGGACGAATTATTGGAAGATGTAGAAACAGTCCTTGAAGAAAACGGTCAGTTGCTCTACCACGATAGAAATGGACTAGAGCAGCATACACATCAAATTACTATTCTCAGTATTGATACTGATGAAGGGGTACTAGACCCTCTTGGAGTCGGAGAGATTCTAATAGAGGTTCGTTACTAAGAAGATACTGACACGAACAAACGTTCACGATTCAGTCTTTTCAGGATCATAGGGAGATAAACTATGGCACAACAATTATATTTCAGCCGTGATACTCGGATGTTTATTCAGTTCAGAAACACAACTGAAAACTCTGAGCTTAGCACTGATTTAGGAAAGGGAGCTTTGTGGGAAATTCCTGTATTGGACGGATACAGCTTTTCACAAACAACAAATACGTCAGAGATTGCTCTGGCAGAAATGGAAAGTAGTGCAGGTATAAGTAGACGAGGTCGTCGTATGTTTACTGACTCTCTTGCACCGGCAGAATGGTCGTTCAGTACATATGCGCGTCCTTTCAAATCTTTGGCAGGTAGTGTTGCTACTGGGTCACAAGCAGCGGATGCAGCTACTGAAGTCCACGCGGTAGAAGAGGTTTTATGGGCTTCTATGTTTGGCGCAGATAAAGTTCTTTCTAATAATTTTGTACGAAACATACAGCCTGTTGGTGGAGCAGACGCATCTGTTATAACTGCGTCATCTACTTCTAGTACTGTTACTATTGGTGAGTCAAACAGATCAGCATTACATTCATTTACATTATTCTTCTTAATCGACACAGCAACATCAAATCCCTTGCTGTATAGAATGCCAGAAGCTATTGTGAACGAGGCAAGTGTTGACTTTGATGTTGATGGTATTGCTACTATTAACTGGTCTGGTTTCGCAAAAGAAATTCAAGATAACTCTTCAAAGTTAGTTGTATCTGCGAATGCCACACCTACTAAATCAAATGGTAGAGTAGGCACTGGAACAGGTGATTTAGCGCTTGGTGACATTATTATTAATACAGGCAACACGCGAGCAGTATCTATTGTAGATGATATTTCAGGAAGTAATGTAGCAGGAACCCAAGCTATTGATGAAGCTATTACAAGTACTAAGAACTTTATTCGTAATCGTCTTACTGGTGTAACTATTGAGTCAGGTGAAACTGGAGGTACTGATAAAGTACCTGGAGTATTCCCTGGACAGCACGCAGTCATTAGTGCTGTTAATACGACCTCAAATACAGTTACTACATCAACTGATCATAATTTCAGTAATGGTGACCAAGTATTTATTACGGGTGTAGCTGGAACCACTGAGCTTAACTCTACACATAACTTTGTGGGAGCAAAAACAGCAACTACTTTTAGGCTCTATACTAGCTCGGCTCTTGCTTTGACAGGCCATGCGAGTACTGGTGTAGTTGTACTAACTAATGCTTGGAGTTCAAGTACAGGTACTGTAGCTAACGGAAAGTACAGCCTTACTCTTACTGGTGGTAGCTTTAATCTTGGAAACAATATTACTTATCTGGTACCAGAAGAATTGGGTGCAATTAACAAGCCGCTTGAGCACGTAACAGGAACACGAACTGCTACGGGTAACGCAACTTGTTACTTGACTCTGGAAGATACTGATAGCACTAATGGTACTTCTCGACAGTTCTTTAATGACTTGGTAGGTACTGGCGCTATGTCAAAAGTTGTGAACAAGTTTAAGATAACAATGGACGTAGGTGGAACGGCTGCAGCAGCAGACACTGTTAATCCTTGTTTATCGATTGTCTTCCCAACTGCTCACATTGAGGTTCCTTCTCACTCTATTGAGGATGTGATCTCGCTCGAGACTAACTTTACCGCACTTCCGACAGACTTCGGACAGGCTGATGAGATTACTAGTATAACTTATAGGCCACCCGCTACATACTAAATGTAGTAATTATGTAAGGGGCTTCGGCCCCTTATTTCTTTCACCAACTTAAAAATACTTCTTGACATTTATCGTCTTATACCGTATAATTTAACTCTAAACACAAGGATACATAACCCATGACAGAAAGCACAGCAACAGCAACTAAGCCACAAGTTTCATTAAAGAGTCTTATGACTCCGAGCAAGACAGTTACTATGGACTACCCCCGATTTGAGGGAATGACTGTAGATTTATGCTATCTAGCGCGGGAAGAGCTTGTGAAACTCAGAAAAAGGTGTCTTAGCACCAAATGGGATAAGAAAAGTCATCAACCAATCGAAGAAATGGATGAGGACAAATTTATTATAGAATACTGTAAAGCAGTTATAAAAGGATGGAAAGGCCTAAAATATTCCTTCTTAGAAGAGCTTCTATTGGTGGATGTCAGTGACCTTAATCCAGAGGATACTTTACCGTTTAATCAGGAAAACTCAGAACTGTTGATGAAAAACGCAACAGACTTTGATACCTGGGTAACTGAAATGGTAGGTGACCTTGAAAATTTTACCAAAAACAAGTAGTAGAGATACATAAACTACTTGAAAGGTATGTACAAGAACAAGGTAACATAGACTTAGAAAAGTATCTGAGAATATGTGAACAAATGGGAGAGGAACCCGATCCCGCCAGAATGCCGCTCGACTCTTCTGAATTTCCGGAGGAAGTCCAAGTGGCATTTTTTATGTTCTCTCTTTTATCAGATAACTGGGACGGAGCATCTGGCAGCTATTTAGGGAAAGTCTGGACACAGTGTCCTCAACTGTTTGAGCTTTACGAGATAGAAGATAAGAAAACTACACTATTTTTCATGAAAATGTATGAAGTAGTACTTGTAAACCATAGGGTAGAAAAAGCTGAAGAAAAGCGTAAACAAGAAGAGCGTAAATCACAGCAAGGGGGTAAAACATACACCCATAATGTAAGAGGATAATGGCTAAGAAAAATCAAGTAATGATCGATATTATAATCGATGACAAAGGCACTACTAAGCGCGTAGCTATGGACGCGGATAAGCTTGGTATACAACTTGACAAAGCTGGTAAAGCCGCTGGAAGGGGCGCAAAAAATACAGAGAAGCTTAGCAAGTCTCAGAAAGATTTAGATAGAAATATGCGTGGAACGGCCAAGATGTCGGGAAACACCACTAAAGAGTTCTCTAAGATGCAGCAAGGTATGGGAGGGCTTGTAGGAGCTTACGCTACTCTTGCGGCACAAATCTTTGCAGTCTCTGCTGCTTTTCAGTTTATGTCAGATGCAAGTGACTTTAGGAATCTAATTAAAGGACAAGAAGCTTTAGGGGCTATAACAGGCACTGCTTATAAAACTATGACAAATAGTATTATTGCAGCTACGGATGCCCAGATTAAATACGGAGATGCTGCAAAGGCCGCTGCCATTGGTACCGCAGCCGGGCTTACTGCGGGTCAGTTAACAGCACTAGGCGCTGCAGCTAAGAATGTATCTTTCGCCTTAGGAAGAGACCTAACGGACTCCTTTAACAGGCTAGTTAGGGGTGTTACTAAAGCAGAGCCAGAGTTACTAGATGAATTAGGTATTATACTGAGGCTAGAGCCCGCTACTCAAGCATACGCAGATTCTATAGGTAAGTCTAGGGACGCCTTAACTGCTTTTGAAAGAACCCAGGCGGTTACAAATGAAGTTCTGACGCAAGCCGAGAAAAAGTTTGGAGCCATTCAGGACTTAATGGATCCTAACGCTGCTGCGTTATCAAAGTTTACAAAATCTTTTGACGATCTTGTCAATGTATTTAAGATAGGTTTAATAGAGACTCTAATACCTGCATTTCTGTTTTTATCTCAGAATACAGCAGCACTAACTGCAACTTTTACGCTTTTTGCATTACCTATAATTAAATCAATCATTCCTAGTCTTAGTTCTTGGTCTAATGCTACAAAAAAGAATGCAGAAGAACAAAGCGCGTATTCTGAAAAGTATAGAAGAGAGGTTAAAGAAGACGCAGCAGTAACAAAACGAGCTTTTCAAGATCGCCAGGGAGCTATGGATAAAGCGAATAAAAAAGCAACTAAAAATCTTAGCGGCACAAGTACGAAATCTGCGGGTCTAAACTTTATGAGAGGTGAGGTTGACACTAAATCAGGTCAAAGAGCTGCACAGAAAATAATAAAAAACGCACTTGACCAGACAAAGAACAATGCAGCCGCCACGACTGGTTATCTACAAGGACAGAATAGACAACAAATTCTTGATCATCAAAAATCGTTAGACGCACGAATCCTTGCACTTCAAAAACATGGAGCTAAAACTAGGCAAATATTTAGGGGTATAACTTCCGCAGGTAAAGTGATGGCAGGCAGTATACAAGCTGCTTGGGCGGGAGCCATGGGTATGATGTCTAGCTTAGCATCTAAAGCAGCTAGACTTATGAATGGAGCATTTAAATTAATTGCATTTGTTGGAATTGCCTCAATGATTATAGATGGCGTAAAGGCCATCTATAGGTACTTTGTACCTATAACGGATGAGATGGAAAGGCAAGCTAATGTAATAGAAGGGCTGACAGGTAAGTATAAGACATTAGCAGAAGAAATGCGTAATGCTGCTATAGCTCGAAATAAATTCATGGCAGGAAGTGAAATTACTTCAAGTATGGGAAGAAGCGTACAATCCGCAGACGTAGCAGGTATAATAACTAATTTACAACAATTAGATGGTATGGACGAGACAAGCAAAGAATACCAAGATTTAGCCAAGGACATAAATAAAGTAATAGCAGAGTTAATTTCTATTAACCCCGAGTTTATAGGGCTACAATCCTTAATGGATGGTACTGCAACATTCGCAGACGGCGTCGCAGAGAAGATGAGGGCCTTAGGTGTTAGTATCGCACAAGCGGGTAATGATGTGGATACTTTGCCCGACTCGTTAAAGAGTGCTAAAGCCGCATTAAACGACTTCTTAAAATCTGAGATTACGACTACTCCTTTATCCGCCTTTGTTCAGGAGCAGAGGATGCTTCTAAAGCAGTTAAACAGTATAGTAGACAGCACGACAGCACGACAACTAGAGTTTCTGAATACAAAGTTTCCCAATGTCGTAAAAGAGATGATAGATGCGCGGACTCATATGGATAATCTCGCCAGCGGCGCGGTCAGACCGGAAGTTAGTCTTAAGGACAGAATTATTCAAGCCATTGGCTCGTCTAGCCCAGGTCCAGCGGGCTTTATGGGGGCAGGACCACTCGCTGAGGAGATGCAGACAGAACAAAGGAAGGTAGAAGCACTGGCAAAGCAGGAGACCGTGATTGCTGAAATCCTTGAAAAGCACGAACTCATTGTACAGAAGACGACTGAGACCAACGACGCACTAAAAAAAGAAAAAGAGCTAAGAGACAAACATCTAGACTTGTTTACTAAATCCGAGAAGTTAAACAACAGCATGGTGACGCAAAATAGAAAATTACAAACGGATGCAAAAAACGCTCTAAAAAGACAGACGCTAGGCTTAACTATACAAGGTAAGATAGAGAACTTAGAGATAAAAAGAGTATCAAATGCAGCTAAACTTGCAAAGGCAGATCAGGCGCATGAACTTGCGATTCTTGCGGCAGAGGCTGCTGCTGAAAAGGATACAGTAAGAGCACAAGAGCAATTAGAGCTATCCAGAGAGAAAAAGCTTTTAGCTGTGGAGGAGTTTAAAAGGGCAGAAGAAAAACTCGATAATATGAAAGAAGAACTATATCTTCAGAAGCAGATGAATATACTTCAGCTTCAGCGTATGCAAAGAGAAGCGGCCGCCTCAGTTACTAAAAGGGCTCTTAAAAGAGAGAGCGACCAGGGAGGGGGTACAAGGAGCTCAAGAGCAAATATTGGAAGGATGACGGGCCAGAACTTGATCCAGGCTATTGCTGATGAGAAAGCCAATGGCGAAACTCTTGCGTTCAAACGACAGGAAAGTTTCGAAAAGAAGATGAAGGAGCTACAAGGTATAGAGACTACTGAAATGGGCCTTAATTCTAGTTATGTACGACGAGGCACAAGTACTCTTGTAGCTGAGGCAACAGGAGAGATGGCAGGGCAAGATAAAGAAATACTAGGATCAGCGGAGAAAGTAAAAGACCTGAACCTACAGAAAGAGACCAGAGACGCGACAGAACAGACGTTCATGAGAACACTAACAGCAGAGAAGGAGGAGTTGGCTATACAGCGCGAACTCACAGGTGTTTTTAATAGTAATTTAACATTAAAACGATTAGAAGCCGCTTTGGCTAAAGACCTGCAGGTTGACCGATTAAGTGGAGCCCAGATGGAGGTTCTCAGAGCAGAAGCCCGAGAAATAGATAAGCAAAACTTTTTACTCGAGTCCCAAATACAGATAGCAGATGGATTAAGAAATGGATTTATAGGTGCTTTTGCTTCTTTAATAGATGGTACTAAAAGTGCTAAACAGGCCTTTGCGGACATGGCTAGGAATATGCTATCAATGCTTGCACAAATCATGGCCAAAATGTTAGTTATGAAGCTACTTGAGGGAACTAGCTTCGGTTCTTTTTTAGGTTTTGAAAAAGGGGGTATAACTCCTGGGTACGCAAAGGGCGGCTATTCTTTAAATAAAAATAATTATTCAAGAGGCGGTACGGCAAGAGGGCCTCAATCAGGGTACGCCGCAACTCTTCATGGTAACGAAGCAGTGGTACCACTTCCTGACAATAGAAGTATACCAGTTACTCTGAATGGTGCCGGCGGACAAAATAATAATGTAGTTGTAAATGTTAGTATGGACGGACAAGGCGGGGGCCAGCAGAGTAGCCAATCTAACTCAGAGATGGGCAAAAATATAGGGGCTATGGTTGCTTCCGCAGTACAAGAAGAACTTCAGTCGCAGAAAAGATCAGGCGGGATACTTAATCCTTACGGAGTGTCATAATGGCTATAGGATTCATAGTAACCGGTGTTACTACATCAAAAGTTATACCAGATAGGTCACTTAGCAACAGCTCTAAAACTGCTGTCCGCGTTGCTAAGTTCGGGGACGGGTATCAGCAAAGAGTTGCTGATGGACTGAATTCTGTAGGCTCTAGTTTTAGTCTGTCCTTTAACAATCGTACCAAAGAAGACATTGATGATATTGTAGCTTTCTTTGAGTCTAAGAAGGGGGTTGCCTCCTTTAGTTTCACATACCCAGATACTAACTCAACTACTACATATACAGGTACCGGAAACACTCCATCAGGAGCAAGTACAGCAATTACCCTGACTAACACCCCTAATAATTTGAATATTTCCGTAGGGGCAGGAGTATCGGGTACTGGTATCTCTGGAGGATCTATTGTGGAGGGTATATCAGGTGTTAATGCCGTCAATTTAACACTAAGCACTACTCAGAATATCGCAGTATCGCCTATTGAGCTGACTTTTACCAACCCTAATGAAAGAGAGGTAAAGGTTATTTCTTCAGAGTGGTCTGTCGGATATACTAATTCCTTATTTTACAACTTAACTACTACATTCGAGAGAGTATTTGAAGCATGACAAACCCAATAGTAACCGACGTTCAAGACTTAGAAGTAATAAGTCCTATACTAGAACTATACGAGCTAACTATAGGCTCTGGCTCAAATAATAAGTTATTTTTTCACGCAGGTAAAGACCTAGATAATGGTACTGCTACTAATGACCTTATATTTGGTACAGGTACACCTGGGGGTCAGCAGACTTATGTAACTTTACCTATTTTTATGTCGGAGATAGAGAGAACCACTTCTGGTGCTATGAACCGCCCCAAACTTAGTATAGCTAATGTTGAAAGTATGCTGAAGCAAGGCTCCGATTTTAAAACACAAATGGAAGACGGAACTTGGGATGGAACAATAGACGGAGAGTTAATAATAGCTCAGAACTTTAGAATGGATCATTTAGTAGGGCAGCGCATTACTCGCCGTAAAACTCTTGAAAAGTATACAGGTTCTGGAGTTACGGCACACGAGTTCGACACAGAAACTTTCATAATAGATAGAATATCTTCAAAAACCTCTCTTTTTTGCGAATTAGAGCTTTCCTCCCCCGCAGACTTAGGAGGAGTTCGAATTCCTGCACGGCAAGTAATAGGAAAGTATTGCCCTTGGGCGTACCAAGGACATGCAGATAATCCTAACAAAAGCGCCTGTAAGTGGGGTACTAGCAGCCAGATATCCACGTGGGACGGGGTTACTCCTGCATCAGGAGCAGATGCCGACTCCCTTAAGTATAGCTTTTATTTCACGCAGGACGATGAGCCTTTAGTATTCGAGTCACATGTATCCGGCTCACTTAGTTCAGCTAATACAGCTTGGAAAGGGCCACATGCAGCTAGTACTGCTTATGAGAGAGGACATTATGTGTCTGCTTCAGCATCCTATACTGGCACTACTAACGGGGCAGTTAATAGCTCTACTAATGTTATATTAACTGCAGCAGCTTCCAACGCTAATATAGAAGTAAATGCTATTGTATCAGGAACCGGAGTATCCGGTTCTAGTGTTAAAGTAGTTCAAGTCGCAGGAACTTATATAAAATTAAGTAGTGCTCAAACAATTAGTACGGGTGTAACCCTAACTTTTACCAGCCCTACACAGATATTTAGGGCCGAAGTGGCCCAATCTGCAAATGCAGGAGTACTTCCTAAACCTAGGATACCTCAATGGACTTTAGTAAGAACCTACACAGCGTATAGTGCTAGTATCGCGTATGCTCTAGATCCTGGAGACCCTCTTAAAAATCCTTATGTAAAACACGCTAATACTATATGGAGGGCGGTAGCTCCAAGCACTGGAGTTACTCCAGGGGAGGATGAAAGTGTTTGGGTAAGAGGGGATGCGTGTGGTAAGCTTTTAACTTCTTGTAAAATAAGATACCAAGCAGTACCTCAAGTATATGGAAGCGGCTATGACACTAATGCTGTCCCTGCATATGAGGTAGATACTGCCGTAGCACTGCCTTTTGGGGGGTTCCCTGGGAGCCGTAAGTTCCGGTAATGCTACACGACATACGAGATCACTTCAAAGAGGAATACCCTCGTGAAGGCTGCGGGGTTATCTCTGTAGTTAAAGGAAAGAAAAAATGGTTTCCCTGCACCAATATTGCCGAAGACGGGGACGACTTTATTATAGATTCACAAGAGTATTTAAAGTTAAAAAGAACAACGGATATAGTAGCAATTGTACATAGTCATCCCGATAGTTCTTCAGAGCCGAGTGACACCGATATAAAATATTGTAATGCGTTAGGAATTCCTTATTATATCTATAGTTATCCTAATATGGAACTAACTATATTAGACCCTGCTAGAGATACTACAGACCTATATGGCAGAGAGTATGAGTTTGGTATAAGAGATTGTTTTGAAGCTATGAGAGACTACCTAGATACCAGAGCTATAGTTATACCTTCCAGAGCTATGTTTGAAGATGACTGGTGGGAAAAAGATTTAGATTATTTTACAGAAGAGATAATATCGGAATGGAACCATGTTCCCGTTCCTTTAACAGAATTACAAGAAAACGATGTGCTAATTTTCAATGTAAATTCAGATGTAGGAAACCACTGTGGAGTTTATGTAGGTAATGAGTGTTTTTACCACCACGCAGTGAGTAGACTATCCTGTAGGGAGAGTATTTACCCATTTTGGCACAAGTATTTAAAAGGAGCTTATCGGTATGATGCGTAGTGTGTATTTAGAAGGAGAGATGGGAGAAAGGTTTGGAACAGGTTTTCAAATTGATGCCCCTACAGTTAAAGATGTCATACGATGCATGGAGTGTAATCATCCTGATCTAAGACGATATCTTATGGACTGCCATGGAAAAGACATAGGCTT